GATGATGAAGGAAAGATTGTTCAATATGGAGCTGGTAAGACAGTATCATATGAAGAATACAAAGCTTTAGAAGATAAGTCTAAAAAATTAGAAGAAGAAAATAAAAAGCTTAAGGACGAGATTAAGAAATTAAAGGAGCCTAAGCAAGGGACAGAAGAAGGAAAGAAGGGTACAAAATAGTATCCTTCTTTTAGTTTAAGGATGTGATTATATGTCTTATGTAGACAGCACATATTATAAAGAAACCTTTGGAGGTACTATTCTTTCAGAGGATTCTATAAATCAAAAATTAGAAAGAGCTAGCTATCAAGTTGATACACTCACTTATAACAGAATTGTAGGAATAGGATTTAATAATCTTACAGAGTTTCAAAAGGATAAAATTCAAAAGGCTATATGTATTCATGCTGAATTTATAGAGCAGTATGGAAGTTATATAGATACGCCTTTAAGTGGCTTTAGTGCAGGGAGTACATCTGTTAGTTTCAATACAAATAAGGTTAATGGAATAAGTACTACACAAGAAGTATTAAATTATCTTAAGCAAACTGGCTTAACTTGTAGGAGGTTATAGGCATGGGATTAAAATTACCTTTTCCTAAATGGTTAGCTAATACACCTATAGAAGTATGGTTTGAGGGAACTAATACAGATGGTGATTACGAAGAAAAGAAAATCTTTGAAGGTAGATGCATCTATACAGATAAGTCTAATCAAATTCTTAATGCAGAAAGGCAGTTAATTACTCTTAGTGGGAAAGCTGTTATAGAAGGTTCTATTTATGATGGAATATTTGAAGGTTATGTAAAAGTAAATGGAATAAAGAAAAAAATTTATTCTATAGAAAGACCTTCAAATCCAGATGGAACAGTATTTAGTACGGAGCTTAATTTACAGTAATGAATGTAAGAGTAGATATTAAGCTTAATAATGCTAAAATCAATATTCTTATTGAAGCACATAAGAAATCATTGGAAATGACAACAGAAGCTGTTTTAAGTGATATAAAAACAAGTGCTGTAGTTCCTAAAGATAAAGGAGCAACAGGATTAGAGGGGAGTGGCTTTGTAGATTTATCTGAGATAAATAACCTTGTAACAAGAGTAGTGTTTGATACTCCATATGCTAGAAGGTTATATTGGCACCCAGAGTATAACTTTAGAAAAGATAAAAATGCTAATGCACAAGGCAAATGGATGGAAGCGTATTTAACAGGAGATAAGAAGAAATTCATTATAGATACTTATTCTATGTTCTTTAAACAACTTAGTAAGGGGTTGATACATTAATGTTATTAAGTGAGATAAGAGAATATTTAAAAACTAAAATAGAAAGTCCACAATGGTACTTAAATAAAGTAGGAGATAAGGAAGAAAGTATTACAATTTATAATACTACTGGTATAGCTCCTAGAATAGCTTTAGGAGGATTAGAGAAAACAAGTTACACTACTAAGGCTATTTCTATTTTAGTGCATTGGGGTAAAGATAGTAATAGATCAGAATTAAAAGCTCAAGAGGTATATAATGCTTTCTTTGGTCAAGATGGAACTATAGGAGGGAAGAGAATTATTAAGTTTGAAATGAAAACAGATTCTCCTATTTATGTTGGAACTGATAAAGAGGGTATTATTGAATATGTGATAGAAACAATAATTTATTATGAAAGGTAGGTAATATTAAATGGCAGGAGGTAGTTTTTCAGGAGTATTTCCAGTATATAACCTTAAATTTAAGATTGGAACAAGAGGTAAAGCAAGTGAAACTGGTGATATGGCTGTTATAGCAGATATGGAAACATTCTCTATATCTATAGATGGAACAGTTGAAGAATGGACACCAATGGATACATCTGGATGGGCTAGAGCATTAATGACAGGTAAGAAGTTTAGCGTTGGATTAAATGGGAAAAGAAATGTTGGAGATAAGGGAAATGATTATGTAGCTGCTACAGCTTGGAAAGATGGACTTGATTGTTCTACAAAGGGAGAAATAGAATTTCCAGATGGAGCAAAGTTAACTTATGACTGTGTTATTAATGTAAAAAATATAGGTGGTGGAGATAGTACAAATGTTGCTCCATTAGAATTTGATATGCAAAGTGATGGAAAACCAACATACACACCAGCACCAGGAGATAGTTAGGAGGAAGTTAAATGGCAAGAGTATATGACATTATTAGTAGATTAGAAAATGGTAATCAAAAACCAGTAGTAAAAATAGATGCAGAGCATGAATTTAAAATAAATAATAGTAAAGCTGCTGCTTTTAGAATAATGGCTTTAGCTGATGATGAAGAAATGAAAGAAAGTGAAAGAATAGAAAGTATAATTAAAATAGGATTAGGTAAAGAAGCTTTTGATTATATTGAAAGTTTAGAGTTAAGTATGCCTAATTATAGTTTAATTATAAATGCTATTATGGCTGCTATAGGAGATGTAGATTTAGAGGAAGTAGAACAGGAAGCAGAGAAAGCAAAGAAGGGTAAAAAGAAGCCCAGACAATAAATGGTATGATATAATAGAGGACTTTGAATTAATAGAAGCTTCATTTGCTATGCAGTACGGAATAAGGCTTAGAAATGATGATATGTCATGGAATGAGTTTTGTACTCTATTAACAGGAATAATGCCTAAGACACCTTTAGGGGAGATAGTAAGCATTAGAAGTGAAGAGGATAAAGATATATTAAAGAATTTTACTAAAGAGCAACATAAAATCCGTAATGATTGGAGAAATAGAGTAAATCCAATTAGAGATATGTCAGAAGAGGAAAAAGAAGAAGAGATTAAAAAAGTACAAGAAATATTTGCAAAGGCGTTTGGATAAGCACTTAGTAAACTAGGTGCTTTTTATTATGTTAAAAAGGAGGGAGAATATGAGCGATAGTGTAGGTAAGATTAGTTTGGATTTAGAAATACAAAGTGATATAAATAAACAAATATCAAATGTATCTAGTAACATAGCCAATAGTCTTAGAAAGTCATTAAGTAACGGAATGAAAAGCTCCCTTGAGAGTGTTAATAATACAACTAAAAAGACTTTAAATAGTATTACAAGTAATATAAATTCATCTATGAAAAAATCAATGAATAATATTGCAAAAACTATGAGGTCTATTTTAAGTAATATAAAAATGCCCAAAATGAATATTCCAAAGCCTACAAATTTTTCAGCTCCTAAGTCAATAGGTACAGGAACTAATGTAAATAAGAGGGGTCCTCCTAATATTGATATAGAAGGTTTAAAAGATACTAGATTAGGGAAAATTCAAGAGTTGGATATAACTGATAGACAGATAGATAACTTAAGAAATAAATTAAAAATATTAAATAACCAACTTAATAATACTTTCGATTCAAAAGGTAGGAATAAATTAGAATCTACAATATTATCAACAGAATCTAGGATGAACTCTTTAATTAATAAATCAATAAGATTAGCTTCAGAAGTAACAAAGTTAGATAGTAAACTTGAAAGCTTAGGAAATGAAAGTGTTCAAGCAGGAAATAAATTAGGATTATTTAATAATTTAGCATCGAAAGGAAGTAAGATAAATAAAGGATTAAATAACTCTATGAAAAATTCAAGTAAACATATTAACTCTTATCGTATGGGATTAGGAAATACTATAGGACAAATGTTTAAATGGATGATTATTCTTCCTATGATAGTTACTGGATTAAAGAATATGGCTACAGGTCTTTTAAATAATTTAAAGACTAATGAACAATTTTCAAATTCATTGGCACAAATAAAGTCTAACTTGATGATAGCATTTACTCCTATATACCAAGCTATATTACCTGCTATAAATGCTTTAATGAATGCATTAAGTGTAGTAACTCAATACATAGCAAGTTTTATAAGTGCTATATTTGGAAAAACATTTAATCAAAGTAAGCAAGTTACTCAAGGACTTATAGATGCAAAAGAAGCTATGGGAGCATATGGAGATAGTGCAAAGGCAGCAGGGAAAGCGGCTAAAGATGCATTAGGCTTAGCAAGTTTTGATGAAATAAATACCTTAGGTTCTAGTAGTGATTCAGCAGGGAGTGGTGGAGGTAGTGGAGCTTCTAGCGTACCACAATTAGTTACTCCTATGCTTGATACAACAAGTGTTGATAATGCTATGAAAAAGCTTGTAGATAATATTAAAGCTTATATTAATACATTTAACTTTGAGCCATTAATAAATTCATTTAATAGGCTTAAGAAGTCGCTAGAACCTATAATTAATAATTTGGGTAAAATTATTAAGTGGTTTTTAACAGAAATACTTGATCCATTAGCACATTGGACTATATCTGATTTATTGCCAGCATTTTTAAATTTATTAGCAGGAGCATTAGACTTTTTAAATCCGATATTAGAAGTATTTATGAGTTTAGGAGGCTGGTTATGGGATAGTTTCTTGCAACCAATAGCAAGTTGGACTGGTGGAGTTATAGTATCAGTGTTGAATGGATTAGCTGATATGTTAAGTAATATTGGAAAATGGATAGGAGAACATAAACCATTAATAGAAGATTTAATTCTGGTTATAGGAAGTTTTGCTCTGGCTTGGGGCTTAGTTACAGGAGCACTTAATTTATGGAATATAGCTATTGGAATTTGGAACTCTGTGGGAGCAATAGCGACAGTAGTTACTACAGGATTTGGAGCTGCAATGTCATATGTAAATATACCTATACTTATAGCAATAGCTGCAATTGGAGCAGTAATTGCAATAGGAGTTCTTTTATACAAACATTGGGATGTTGTAAAAGCTAAAGCTATAGAAATATGGAATGGAATAAAAGAAACAATAAGCAAATTTTGCGATAATGTTAAAGAAAGTATAGAGCAATTTAAAAATAAAGTTTTAGTTGCATGGGATAATATTAAAAATAAGTTTAATGAGTTTAAAGAATGGTTAGGTGGTGTATTTAGTACAGATTGGTCACAAAGATTTGGCATATTTGGAAGTATATTAAATGGGTTTTTAGCAAATGTAAGGAATACATTTAATAGTGTAAAACAAGTATTTGATGGAATAATAAACTTTGTTGCAGGAGTATTTACTGGAAATTGGTCAAGAGCATGGCAGGGCGTTAAAGATATTTTTGGTGGAATAATGAGTGGATTAGGAGCTGTAATTAAATCTCCACTTAATGCAGTTATTAGCTTAATAAATGGAGCTATAAACGGATTGAATAGAATATCTGTAGACATCCCTTCATGGGTACCTGGATTTGGTGGTAAAAGTTTTGGAATTAATATACCTAATATACCTATGCTTGCTAAAGGTGGATTAATAGATTCTCCTACATTAGCAATGATAGGGGAAACTCATAAAAAAGAAGCAGTAGTTCCATTAGAAGGAGATACAAAGGCATTAAGTTTAATAGCCGATAAGCTTATGGAAAAACTAGGTGGAACAAATATATCTAGTGGGGAAAAAGATAGAGCAATACAAATAATACTAAAACTTGGAGATATAGAATTTGCTAGAGCTTTAATAGATAGTATTAATAAGCTAACAGAAATGAATAATGGGGAATGTCTAATTAATTTATAAAGGGGTTGGTATGATGTCTTATTTAAAAATAAATGGAGTAGAAATGCCTACTCCTTTACCATATACAGCAATGATAAGTGATTTAGATAGCGATAAATCTAGTAGAAATACAAAAGGAAGACTATATAGAGATAGAGTTGCGACTAAAAGAAAGATTGAATTAGAATGGGGAATATTAACTGATGCAGAATGTAAAAAGATACTTAATGCTGTAGCTCCAAAAGAAGTTATAGTAGAGTTTATTGATGCACAAAATGGAACAATGACTTGCACAATGTATGCAGGAGATAGAAATCCTAAGATAATAACTACAAATTCAGGCATATTTTGGAGAGATTTAAAATTTAGTTTAATTGAATGTTAGGAGGAAGAGGGATGTTTATAAGGAAAAAGACCTTATTAACTATGATCGAAGTAACAAATGGAGAAATAGCTAGTCTAAAGAAAAGAGTATCAGAGCTTGAAGCTCGTAATACTAGTAAAGATATTTGTTTTGATATAGGTGGTGAAGAAATTGGGAGAATTATGGCTAGTAAAGTTTCCTTAGCTACTACAGAGCCAATAGCAAGTTTTGATAGTAAAGGTATTACAATTAATGGTGGAATATTTGCTAATGGGAAAAGGGGGATTTAAAGTGTTAAATATAAGTGAAAATATAACTTTAAACGGAAGTGTAACAGTTGAAAATAAACAATTAGTAAGCATGATAGCTAGTATTAACACAGATATTAATGGTTATCCTAACGTATCTATTACAATATTAGATAAAGAGGGTTACAAGGATAATTATCACACTTGTAAGCAAGGTGTAAATGAATTTCTTGAGAAAGTATTAAATAAGCAATATGAAGTGTTAGGAGGGGTTATTAATGAAGCTAATTAATGAAGTATTGGTAAGTAGTATTAATGTTTTAAGCAAGTTAAACAATTCTACATTATCGGTTAAGACAAGCTATAAACTTGCAAAAAATATAAAGGCTATTGATAAAGAGATAGTTTTATTTAATGAAGAAAGACAAAAGATAATTAATAAATATGCTATTAAGAATGAAAAAGGAGAAAATAAGATTGAAAATGGAATTGTAGAACTAGCTGATACAGAGAGTTTCAATAAAGAATATAGAGAATTATTAGATATAGAAGTTGATATAAAAATAGAAAAAATAAATATAGATGAATTGGCTAAGAGTGATTTAACCATAACACCTGGAGAGTTATCCCTTATAGATTATTTAATTAAGTAGTTCCTTCTTAAATCTGAGAAAGGAGGGATAATCATATATACAACAAGTAATGACTATAAAGAAGTAATAAAAAATCCTAGTAGAAATTTTGAATGTAAAGTTACAATAGGAGATAAAATATATACAGGCGATGAAGTACAGAGCATTGACTTAAATGGTGGAATACAAGATGTATTTAGTATAGGAAACACACCATCTACATGTTTAGATTTAGTGTTAAGGAATACTTCTGATACAATATATAATATGATACCTATAAATGTAGAAATAGGATTAAACATAAATAATAAAATTGAATATATTCCTTTAGGTATTTTTAATATAGAAAAAGTTAAGAAAGACGATTTTACAATTAAAATTACAGCTTATGATAACATGTCTAAATTTAAAGTACCTTATTTTAGTTCTTTAGGTGATACAGTTACATTAACACAAGTAGCTAATGAAATAGCAGCTAAAACAGGAGTACAATTTGAGGGAAGCCTTCCAAACTATTCCGTAAAGAAGTTGGAGGGTTTTTCTTGTAGGGAAGTATTAAGCTTTATAGCAAGTTTATGTGGTGGTAATGCTATCATAAAGAGAAATGGTAAATTTACTATAATATATCCTAATGATATTAATCAAGATATCGGAGAAGGAGTTTTTGAGTTTACAAGGGAAGAAACAAAATATAAGATTGGTAAAATAACTTGTAAAGTTGAAGATAAAACACTTTCTAAAGGTTCTTTAGGAGCTGATTCTATGGAAATGCAATTTGAAAATCCATGGATGAATGAAAGTATTTTAACTGATATTTATAACCGCTTAAATGGTTATGAATATCTAGGCTATAATATTAAATGGCAAGGTAATCCTAGCTTAGATATAGGAGATATTATTACTCATAAAGATGATAAAGGAGTAATAAGGAAACTACCGATATTTAATATGAAGTTAAGTTATGATGGTGGGCTAGATAGTGAATTATCTGCAAAGGGAGAAACTAAAAATAAAAATTCCTCAATTTCTAGTGGCTCTATGAAAAAGAAAATAGATAGAGTTGTTACAGAATTGGCTATAGTAAATGAAGCTCTTATAGATGTAGCTCATATAGGAGATTTAACAGCAGGAAATATAAAATTTGATACAGCTTCTGGTACTATAATGGATTTACAAACACTCTTAAGTAAATTTGTTACTGGAGAAAACGGACAGTTTTTAAACCTTACATCTAGCAATGTTGTTATTGCAAATGCGGTAATAAAAGATGCTATGATAGAGAATGTTAGTTTAAATAAACTTAAGGCAGGAACTATTGATACAAATAAAATTACTTTATCTAGTGCAGATGGTGGATTAAGTATTGTAGGTCCTACTATGCAATTTAAAGATAAAAGTAATAGAGTTAGGTTACAGTTAGGACAAGATACTTCCGGAAACTTTAGTTTTATTTTGAGAGGTACAGATGGTACTACAACACTTATAGATCATAATGGAATCAAAGAAAAAGCTATTGCAGATAAATTAATTAAATCTAATATGGTAGCAGATAATGCTATAGGAGAGCAACAGATAAATTATAGTTCTTTAGTTACTGGATTAAATAAAGATACTAATACTAGCCTAATACAAGCTAGTAAAGTAGCAATAGATCTTACCGGACAAAGTTTAGAGGTAGCTTTTAATAGTCTTAAGAGCAATGTAGATAATATGGAGATAGGGGGAAGGAATCTACAAGGAAATGCTGACTTTAACAAACCTTTAAGTGGTACATGGAGATATGATGCACAATTTATGAGTATAAATGAAGAAATATTGTG